GTAGCTACTTCCGAACCAGCAGTAAGTGCAACTGACGTTGCCTTAACATATTTACCTATATAAGGCATCTTATAAATACGAGACAAAACGTCAGACTTAGGTGCTTCTTTAGAAGTCATCTCCATTTCACCAGACTGTGGAGCGAAGACACCTGAAGTTGCCATACTCAAGGTAACATCAGTCATCCAAACATGAACAATAACCGTAACAGGAGTAGTAGTAGCACCAACAGCAGCCAATTGATTGATAGTATCAATCCATATGCGTGCGACATTATCTATATTACCTCTACTCGAAGTCATATCGACAAAGTTATGTTGGTGCATAATATCGAAAGATAAAGTTCCTCCTGAATCGTCATTTGGGGAAAGTGATACATATGGTAAGCAGGTCAGTTGCGTATAGTGTGGTACACGTAGTGCCATGCCGTACGGTTCGTAAGCCATAATTGCTTTACCATAGTGAAAAGCTGAACCATTCACCATAGCTTTTACATGCATACGTCCAGATATAAAAGCATAATTCTGTAATTTCAACTTAACTCCCGAATCATTTAAGAATTGTTGTACAGGATTGAAATTCGTAATCATTGGAACTCCAAAATCCCATGTTAGGTTAGCTACCCACACTGGTCTGGCTAAATACTCGCTAAGTGATATGTCAGGAGTTACAGATATATACTTAGTTGCATCATACGCAGAAGCCTCAGTGGGTGTCATACCATCATCTCCTATACTATAACTAGTAACGGCAGCTGTATCAGAAACAGCGTCTCCAGTAGAATCACCAGCCATAGGATAGAAAGTCTCTATAGGCGTATCGCTGCCTATCGCGCCAATGGAATCCACCACGGTCTCGAATTGTTTGTCTAGAGCAGAATTACCACCCATATTATATAGATCATCGTACCTAATTGCATCTTCACCCGGTACTAGTGAAGAACCTAATTTACTACCTATTTCCTGAATAACAGATAGCGCTTGTGAAACCTCTTCTTCCGAAGCACCTTCAGGTAAGGAGTAATCAATCGGAAGAGGAGTGTCCAAATCCTTGAGCCTATTAATTTTGTCTTCAAATGAAAGACATAAAATAGGGATATGGCATGGTATGCGTTCACTGAGGGTTTTCAAAAAAGAAATACCTTCATCGTACACTTCTTTACCATGAGCTGCCAGTTCATAACTGGCTGATTCTATTGTTGATTTCAAAATCTCATCTTGGGACATGGGAGATTTTGGATTGTAATATAGTAAGGACTTCCATATTGACGACAACTCAAGGGCCCCTATCCTGAAACCCAACGAATCTATATAGTTAGACTTCCGCTTAAGAAAGTCCAACATATCTGGGGGTAAAAAATCGGGATAGGTATCAAGTTTTTCTTTTGTCGGCAATGTGAATGATATATTGTACTTAGCTAGTCCATTCCTGTAGCTATTGAAGTTCAATCCTATATCTCTCTTTACACCAAGCAAAATATCGTCTCCATAAGTAGTAACGTGAGCATGAGATCTAAAATCTTTAAGGAGAGGATTTAACTCAAATGTAATATACCGCACTTTCAAGGAGTTACCAATACTATTCACATAAGTGGTCATATTTTGACCAGAGGGATTAGGTCCTACTACTCTAAAAATAGTACCAAATAGTAGTAATACTACATTTTTAAGATCCGTACAAATGCCTTCCATAATGAACAAGTCGTCATCTGAGTATCCGCAAGAACGAGCCAGTCGTAGTAGTACTTTATACGTGGCGTCAGCCAATTCTTTCTCATATGTCGTGTCCCACTTGGAATAGTCACCAGCAAATAGAGTGTCGGTTCCAAACGACTCGACATATGACATCAATTCTTCCCATGAATGACTCATAGGATTTATTCCAACAGCACATTCGGATAACAAGGGATTGGAACTCAATAATACGGCTAAAGGTAAAAAATATTTACGTATAAAGAGTTGAAGAAATAAGGGTGCAGCCTGAAAAACGCGAGGTTTGAGTTTATTAATATTTCGTAATTCATCTTTCAAAGAAGACTTGAAAGGGTGACTCAATATTTCGCCAGATCTATATACATCGTGATATTCTTCGAACGATTTCCAGATATTCTGATCATTCCAATCTTGTA